TGCCTTCATGACAGCAATAGAACCAGTTATCGCACCGATTCCAATAATCAAGGATGCAATTCCCATTCCGAATTCGGTCCAACTAATTCCATCGAATGCCTGGAATGCACTTGCAAGAATTCGAACCGCCGTGGCTAAGGATAGGAAGACAAGAGCAAGTTTCATAACCTGCTTCTCGCCAACTTTAGTGGAAAGTGCAACGCCGACCTTTTCCAAAGCCACTAATATAGCGATAATTGCAAAGGTCGCTTTGGCAAACACCCATGTATCCTTTGCTGACTCGGTTAACTTAGCCAAAGCACCAGCCAGAATCGAAATGGCAGCTGACATACCAATCAATGCGCCAGCTAATGTAAGAAGCTCCGCCTTACCAGCGGTCATTTTCTTACCGCTCATAATGCCTAGAATGGCCGTTAGCTCGCCAAAGAGTAAGGCAACGGCTACAAGAGACTCACCCATGTTTTCGGGTTTTACACGGGAAATCAAGAACAAAGAAGCCGCCAAGATACCAACCGAGACGGCAATTGACTTAAGAACTTCAGCATTTACTTTGTTCTGGAAAGCCTTTAGCGTATCACCGGCTGTATTGAGAACGTTGGTGAGCGCATTAGCAACGCCAGCCCAATTGGTTTTCATTGCGGCAAATGCCTTAGCAATCTTCTTTATCTGCTCATAAAGACCGAAAAGAAGCGTTGTGCCAATCGCATCCGTTAAAGTGACGCCTTCGAAAATTGATTTGATGCGATCTCCGATAGGTTTCAACGTAGATGCGATGGATTTCGCGAACGACCCAATAGTCGAAGCAGCACTAGATGCCCAGCTCTTCAGCTGAGACACCCACGCCGATGCCTTACCGAATGCATTCTTTCCGGATTCGCCAATGGTATCAAACACCTTAGCGATCTGCTCACCAATCGGAGGAATCTCGGCAAGAGAAGTCGTGACATTATTGATGTCAAGGACATTGATTCCCGTAAAAGCAGAAATGCTCGTAGAAAGCATTCCTCCAAGGAACATGAACGCCCCACCAACGGCTTCCACTGCACGCTTCAATGTAGCAAATATACCTTCGATCACTCGCGATTCATCAACCATCTTAACAAGATTCGTTAACAAACCGCCAATGGTCGCAGAGAAGGAAAGAAGATAACTTGTAAGCGGAGCAGCCTGCGTTATAATCTTTCCGACCAATCCTAAAACGAGTTTGATCGGAGTGATCAGTAACTTGACGATCGATGCGAGACCCGATGCAACTTCTTTCACTTTCGCCAGCGTATCTTCGCTTGCAACAAGTTTCTCGCTAAAGTCCCGGAATCGGAATGTAAGATCCGCTAACTGCTGACCCGTCTTAGCTGGGAATATCTCGTTAAATCCCTCTCGAACAGCCTCAATGACGCTCAAGAGAGACTTGAAAATGTTCGTTAAGCCTTCCCACAAAGCAGTCTGACCACCAAGTTCAACCCACTCTTTCAGGATACTATTTCGATCCTCTGCCGGAGCAGCAAAGACATCCCACAAATCATTCGCCAGATTTGTCCAGATTTCTTTTGCTTTATCATAGCTACCGAAAATATAATCGAACGTGGTCATCCAGCCAGAACTAACCGCATCCTTAACAGAGTTGATAGCTTCTCCGAATGTCTTGGCTTCCTGAGCAGCTAATGCCGCACGATAGTAAACCTGCTCGAAGGCTCCATCCAGCATGGCGTAGGCTTCACTATAAGTATCAGCCATACCATTCTGAACGAGCTTATAGGCCGCCTCTGTCACTTGAGCAAAGCGACCAAACGCCTGCTCCATAACCTCTCGAGAAGCCCACTTATCGGCGAGCGTAGTCGAGAAGTTGCCGATATCAACAAGAGTACCTTTTGCGGTTCTCCCGTTTTTGTCCAAAGTACCGAGGGCTTTACCAACGTCGATAAATGTCTCTTTCAGCTGCTGAGACGCAACGCCAGAAAGTTCAAGGCTTCGCCAGTCCATAAGGGTCAGGAATCCTTGACCATAAGACTGGTTGAGGTTGTAGATTGAACGAGAGAACTCCGCAGCACCTTTACCGGCGAAAGAGGTTGCATTACCAATACCCTCAATCATCGGAATCAGTCGGTCGATATCACCACCGCTGGTGACCATCTGACCAAGAGATTGGGCCATCGTTGAGAAGTCATACGATGTCTCATCCGAGAACATCATAAGCTTCTCCAAATATCCATTGATCTCGTCAACAGACTTTCCGGTTGCATTAACGAGCGTCTGAACGTTGGACGTCTTTTGCTCGTACTTATTCCAGCCAGCTGTGACCTGATCAATCGAAAGTGATTTAACCAAAGAAACGCCGGTATCAATTGCCGCATTTGTGATGCGCTGAAGGGCCGTAAATGCGACAACACCCATAGCAGAAAATTTATCGGCTACTTTGTCAACCTGCTGTGCGAGTCCCTTCATGCCAGCCAGATCAGCAGCATTGTCGAGCTTCTCTAAACTCTTAGCCTGCTGATCGACGTCAAGGGATCGTTTAAATCGCTCCAGAGACTCGGTCGACTGGGCAATGTTCTTCTCAAAATTCGAATTTCGAAATTGAGCTTCGACAATTCTATAGTCAATACTAGTTGCCATCGTCAACTCACTTCCTTCCAGAGCTTAGTAGCCATAGACTCGAACAAGGGCCTTAATGCCGGATTGATGTAATCAACGCCTTGCACATAGGAACCATTTCGAGTCGCATGACCATATTGTATAAGAATAGCAATAGGAACTCCCTCATTCACGTTATTGTTAACCCAATAAAGCGAAATGCCCTGGGAGTTTACCTCGATTTCGTAATTCCATCCGGTAGCGGTTTTACCCGTATCCACCGGTGTAGCATCACGAAGAAGTTCAACCCCCTGCTTGCCATATTCGTTCAGCAGTTGGTAGAGACGCCTTTTCCGGTTTTTATAAAGAAACCCTTCAAAGTTCTTCAAACTGCCGGATTGTTTCATAACGACAAGGGCCATTGCTGTTATCTCCTAGCTAATTTGGCTTCTGCACGTCGACGTGCATTAATGGAACGATACTCATCAGCAGTCTCTCGACGAGACATCTTTTCGGGTTTTCCATTCTTTGCGTTGCATACGTCAATTAGTGTCAGAAGCCGGTTCAAATGCCATTTCTCATATTGCGATGGAATATTAAGTGTCACCATCCAATAATAGATGAGCTCCGATGTGATAACATCACGAGAAGTCGATTTCTTACGATGTCTCACGGTAGTGGCCGTCATCGAGTCATCGATGTACGCCATAACGGTATTAATATTCTCATTTGTCAAGAATTCGTACGCTTCTTTTGGAACATTCTGGGTGATCGTCATGCAGCGAATGTAATCAATCGTCTGCTCACGAGTCATCGGTTCCCTACGAAGAAAGGGGATGTGCCATTTGGCTTCCCATTTCGAAATAGAGACTAGAGAATGTTCAAGTTGGAGCGTTACTTCTTTAGTAAAGCTAAACTCTTGCGTGTCATCATTGAACACCTCTTGTTCAGGTATCGTCAGCCGAAGCATTCCCTAGCCTCCATTTCAACCATTTTGAATTTACTCCACCGGTTTGGGAGCGTCAGGGATCTTCGGAATGATGTTGTTGATGAACTCCGCCGTCTTATCAGGGTTCATCGCGAGCTCCATGAAAAGCTCAGAATATGCATCGGTCTGAGAGAACTTCTCGCGCATGTCTTCGTTCTTGACGAAGCGACGACCGTCGAGAGAACGCTCACCGTAGGAACGAAGGATGATGTCTTTGATGACCGAAACGATGGCCTTACCATCACGCTCCTTCGTAATTCTCTGAATCATGGCCTGCATCCCGCCGGGATACTCGGCTTCCATCTCCACGAGCTCAGCCTTGGACAGATTGAACTCGAAATTCTCCGTAACCTGATTACCGTCGTAATCCGTAAAAGTGATAGGTCTCCTATACATTGTGCTTTCTCCTTTTCAAAAAATAAAAATGATAGGAGGAGCCCCCGCAAAGAGGCCCCTCCGTAAAGATAGATTTAGCCGCCTGCCTTGAGAAGGTTGATGACCTCATCGGGCATCAGCAGCTTCGGGGCCACGCCATCCTCGCCGCCCATCGTAGTGGGATCCTTACCGAACAGGACATCCTCGAGAGTAGCGAGCTTCTGCGGATCGATCTTGGTGGAATCGATCACGATGGACGCAGTGGGCTTATAACCAGTCACATTCACCGGGGTGGTGGTGACCGTCCAGCTCAGAGTGGTAGCCTCGGGGCTGTCATTGACCGTCTGGTGGTTGCGCTCGGAGGGAGACGCCTGGCAGCCATAGCAGATGTGCAGCTTATAGCCGTGGTCCTGGCCGTCAGTGTCATTGCCGATCAGAGAACGATACACGAAGCCGAACATCTTACGCTTCTGCTGGCCGATCGTCATACCGGCGACCGGGCTCGCCAGACCATCACACTGGTCGAATTCCTCGGGAGAATAGTAGGCCTCGATGGTGTAGCCATACTCTTCCGCAGAGATCAGGTTGAGATACTTGATGTTGTCCGCATACAGAGCGGTGGACTCAGCACCGGAAGGAGATTCGTTGACCGCGGTCAGACCGTTCCAAGCGATGCCCTCGCCATAGGTATTGTTGTCACCCATAACGTACAGAACGCCATGGTCCACGCCGGTTTCATACAGGCGCTCACCAACAGCATCCCAGATAAGACGCTTATTAGCCATAGGATGTGATCCTCCTTAGAAATATATGGTAAACAAGTCGTGATTGAGGCGATCCTGCGTATAATGTCGAACAAATCGGGTCCTGGGGATCTTCGATACTTTATCGACGACAATACTATCAGGATTCGGATCGATCACGGTGACAGCATAGACATACTCCTGCTTATAAATGCTATTGTCCGCATGGCCATTACTGATCTCATCACGGTTATAGACAATAGCAGGATACGTCATCTGCTTATTCTCGGGCCTCTGGTAATAAACCTGATCAGACCCAAGAAGCTTTCGAAGGAGTTCATGAAACTTCCGCCTATTGGTTTCCATTCGAGTCATTGTATACTCCTCCTAACACAAGGGTGAGGCGGGGGTAGGCCTCTTTGACCATACGCACCCGCCACTTGGTTCCCATGTATGTTGCATAACGGATCGAGTGGAAGTTCTTTTTGGCATAGGGATCAGCAACAATGCTTAGATCATTCGCGATCACCAAATCGTCATTTAGACCTTCCTGAGCTTGAAGCTTCGCGGTGTTCGACACCCAATCGCCGAAGTGCTGACGTTCAACGATCTTCTCGATCCATACGCCTGGGCTCTCTTCGACCATTGTTGCATAGCCGATTTTCCCACAAAACTTCGCCATTTTGAATTAGCCGCCGGCCTTGACCGCGTAGGACTCGATGGTGATGGCGCTGTAGGGCTTGGTGAGAGCGCCGGAGCAACGGGTCTCCATCAGGTACTTCTGCTGGTTGTAGTCGATATCGAAATCGTCGAACATGGAGACTGCGCCACCCTTGTCAGCGCCGACAGTGTAGTCGGTTAGGTTGACGATGATGCCCATCAGGCTGTGGATGTAAGCCTTGGAATCGGACTCATGGGTCACTTCACGGGTCAGACCCTCCATGACGGGAACGGTAACGATCTTGCTCACGCGCAGAGCAGTACGAAGCTCTTCCTCGGTCTTGTACAGACGATGGCCGATGCCATCCTCGAGAAGCAGCAGGTTGGTGAGCATCTCTTCGGTGGTGTAGAGAGCGGGATTGCCGCTGCCCTTGTAGTCCTTGCGGGACTTGATGCACTGACGGATGAACTCCTTGGCCAGCTTGTCGTCATCATTGTAGGTAACGGAGTCGATACCGACCTTGATGGTGTACAGGTCCGCATCGGTCCAGATCGGGCGGATGTTGTCTTCCTTGATCTTGTCGTCAGAGGCGGTGGAACGGCCGTCGGACACCAGAATCGCGCGGGCGATTTCCTCATTGAGCATCATGCGCATCTCGCTCTTGAGCCAAGCGACGACGTCGAAGTCGACGATGTCGATGATGTCATCGCGATCGAGCTTCTGCTTCTTGTAGATGGTCTGGGGCGTGGTGGAACGCTTGAGCAGGGTGAAGACTTCTTCCTTCTTCAGCTTGCCCTTCAGGTAACCCTTGGCGCGGGCCTCATCGGCAGTGATGTCAGCGAAGACGGACTTGATGCGGGAGAACGGAACATGATGGACACCAGACATAACGCCGGAGACCCAGGACATGTCACGCTGGATGAACTGAGGCTGACGGGTAACATTGCGGTCGTCGGGGAACAGGTACTCGATGTTCTTGATACCGTAGTCGTCATGCATCAGAGCGTCAGACAGACCCTCCATGTCGTCCATGTGAGCCAGAACGGCTTCCTTCAGGGAGCTGCAGGCTTTGGCTTCCTTCACAAGAAGGGCAAAGTCCTCACGAGTGAGCTGAGCGGTCGTGTTCGCACCGCTCTCAAAGGCATTGTGAGCCATAGTGGAATCCTCCTTATTTTCTTCTCTGGCAGTTGCAACCAGATAATACATAACGTTTTTCTGCTTCTCATTCATGGAGTCAATGACATCCTGAATGGTCTCTTCAGAACCGTCAGCATGCTGAAGTTCCGGATTCGTAGTGGAGTTGTTTTCCACGGGATTTTCCTCCCCATTTTGATTTGCAGGAGTCGGATCAGATTCCGGCTCACTTTCGTTGGTTGGATTTTCTTCCGGACTCTCTTCGGCCGGCGTATTTTCCGGTTCCTCTTCCTCAAAGTCATCATCGCCATGACAAATGATCGGCTCCTGAGGGTAGATGCGAGCTTCATACTCAGCATCTTCGCCATGCGCCAGATCCATGTCCTCGATAAATGCCTGGGGATTTGCACCCGCCAGAACGAGACTGACTTCACGAATCATACCGTGTATAACATCGTGGCCCTTCTGCTTCAGCTGATTGGCGAGAATCGACAGAGAGGTGACGTCACCATGAGCAACAAGCTCTTTGCACATGTTGCCGAATTTGGTGTTGTTGAACAGACCATAGCAATACACGCCCTCGGGCTTATTGACCAAGGTAGCCTTACCGATAATGGCACTTGGCGTATCATGACGATGGTTCCAGACGAGTGGAACAACAGCACCGTTCTGATGTGCGAATGCGTTCTCGCGAATTACTCGACCATCAGTGCACAGAAGATTGTTCTTGGACGCCCAGCCCTGAAAATCGGAATTACCAGGACCCGGACGAACGTGATCAATATCGGGCATTATGTTTTTCCTCCTTCTTTAGAATTTTTGACCGATACGGTTTGGTCCGCTTTGGTTGGGACCGTAGGGGTTTGCTGATCCACTTTAGACTGTGACAAGTTCTTGTTACGGAGCTCATCAGCCTTCGGATCCTTAGACGGCTTCATACCGATAACCTGACGGATCTCATTGGAGGTAAGAATCTCATTACGAGTAAACTTATCTGCAATTTCAGCAATCTGGCTAACCGGTACGAGTTTAAAGGGATCTCTAAAGAAGGAGATCGATTCCATCTTCTTTCGCTGAGATGTCGTAAGGAATTTACGATAGAGCTCATCGGTAAGAGCAGAAGCACATGGCTCCACAGAGCGGTTGTTGTAGTTCAGCATCGTCGATTCGTCTGCAGTTCCATCCAATACACTCTGAGTGATACCCAACTGGGCGTATACCATACTCGTAAGGTATTCAATCTGAGTCATGAGGTTGTTTTCCACAGCACGATTCAACTGTGTGATCTTCTCCGTACCGTCCGTGTAAGCAATGCCGTACTTCGAACCCATGAGCTGTTCCTCGATCTGTTTTCGACGAGATTCAGCCTGGGTCTTACGGGCTTCTGTCTTAATGACATAGGGAAGCTGTATAATCAGATCGAGTTTACCGCTAGCAGACTGTTCGTCGATGGCATCAAGCAGGTTAAGCTTATGCACAAGACGCTTCATCATACTATTGGGCTCGTTGATTATCGCATAGAAGGGATTTTGAACGATGCCGACATTGGCTTTATCAAATGTGATGTTCTCGAACTGACCAGTACGATCGTTATAGCAACGAACCAATACCTGTCTCGGACGCCATTCGATGATTTCACCAATGCGCATCGTATAGTAGCGTGTGACAATGTCACCCTCTTGATCCGGTTCCTGGTCTGTGTCAATTGGACAAATAGCAATCGTACCCCAGTCGAACATGCTTAGGATTGCATCCTGCACAAATGCTCGGGAGGTCTGATCAATATTTGCTTCGACTTCAAGACAATGATTCAGATCATCATCAATCTTCTTAACAAATCGACCATTTTCATCCAATTGAACATGAAGGTAATCCAATGCAGCAACGTCCATCGCAATACGATTGTAAATCGCGGTTACGATAGTTTTTTCGTTACCACGGGACAAAATCACCCGATCCGGACGAGATGAACTGATCATCTGACCTGCCGGAACATAACGATCCCAGTCAGAATCTGAGAATGCATTCCACGCACGCTTCACTTTACTGAAGAGCGTTTCTGCCATTTTGAATTACCTCACTAAGACTGATAGAGCTTTCGAAACTCGGGATCATGTAATGCAAAGTCGTTCATTGCATCTCTCACAGAATATGGGTCGCTCAATGTAGACTTGTAAAAAGATCCACCATTTTTCGCAAAATAATCGTATGCTTTCGTCATTTTCTCCGTATAGTCTTTTCCTTTTGAAATCTCTGCAGAGTTTAATTCAGAAATTTTACGATTATTTTTAGAAACGAGAGCATCTATCTTTGCAATTCTCGCTTTTGTCCGGTCAATTTTCATAGCTTTTTGTGCCGCTCGAGCCTCTAATTTAGAAGCTTTGTATTCTAATTTATCAGCTCTTGCTTTGGTTGTGAAAAGACCGTACTCTTTTACTCGAAGTTCAGCAGCCTTCTGATTTGCTTTAGAAATCGAATTTGCATACTTCCGAGTTTGAAATTCCATTCTTTTGGTTAACTTATTTCGTCTCCCAATTAATCGAGAATTCGAATCGTGAAGTTTCGATACTCGTTTTCGACCAGCTTCTGTCAATGTTCCATCCGGATTCTGGTAACGACGGATGCCCCATCTCATACCGCGAATTCCATAATGGCAAAGTT